AAACACGCTTGGTTATGTTCGTTTGCTAAATGCACAAGTGGCTGGCAACACTCACCGAATCACGGAGTTGCAACACAAAATCGCCAAAGAGTTGGGGGTAGGGCCATACGACAAGGAGAAGAACACATGAGAGAAGTCGCCTTTTTTATGTTCTTTGGGGCCTTTGCCTGTGGCTTTTTTGGTCTCATAAAGTGTATTATTGTTTTCTTTTACAACTTTTTGCAAAAAATTTGCAGTTTTTTGTTCAAGATCACGAAAGCAGCTGTATAATTGCTCATGTAGGCAACTACAAACCCCTTGTTTAAGTTCCACTTGTTAATGTTTATTGAAAGGCAATCATCATGGCACACGAAATCGCAAAGACAGTTACCGGCAAAGACGCAATGGCGTATGTTGGTGCAACTCCTTGGCATGGCTTAGGCCAACAGCTCTCCATCGAATCCCCTATTGAAGTTTGGGCTCAAGAATCTGGCCTTGACTTCCAATTGGCTACGACGGACGTGCATTACAAAACTAGCCCAGACAATGTTTACGCCGGCAATGTCTTCAAAGGCAAAAAAGTTATGTACCGCAAGGACACAGGTAACGCCCTTGGCATTGTGTCTGACAAGTACCAAATTGTCCAGCCCATTGAGGTCTTGGAGTTCTTCCGCGATATGGTAGGCTCAATTGCCAATTTGGAGACAGCCGGCGTATTGCGTGGCGGCGCCCATTACTGGGCCCTTGCTAAAATGGATGGCGAGTTCAGTTTGGCCGGTGATAAAGTCAACCAGTATTTGTTGTTGGCTTCCTCGGCCGATGGGTCCTTGGCGACTCAGGCTCGATTGACCAGCGTCCGCGTTGTATGCAACAACACATTGCAATTGGCACAGCGTGGCAAGGCCGAGGTCAGTGTCCGTCACAATCAGATTTTCAAAGCCGAAGATGTTAAGTCTAAACTGGCCAACTTTAATGAAGCTTTTAAGACCTTCCAAGACACGGCCAACATACTAGCTCAAATCAAAGTCTCATCAGCTCAAGCGTCCAGCATCTTCACCAATTTGCTTGGTGGCGATGATAAGAAACCCAGCCGCGCAGCACAACGCGCATTGGCTTTGTTTGATGGCGCAGGCATTGGCTCTAACTTAGAGTCTGCCAAGGGTACAGGCTGGGGCGCACTGAACGCCATCACACAATTGTTGGATTGGGAAACAGCTCGCACCCCCGATGCTCGTTTGGCCAATGCTTGGTTTGGCGGTGGTGTCAATGTCAAGCAAAAAGCTGTAGAAACTATTTTGCAGTTTGCTTAAAAGTCTGGGCCTTCGGGCCCTGCTTTTGTAGTATAATTGACTCACTGATTTTTGAAAGGTATTGTATGAACATCTTCTATCTCCATCACTTGCCACGTATTGCAGCCGGTATGCATTGCGACAAACATGTCGGCAAAATGCTTATCGAGTCATGCCAAATGCTGGCCACGGCTCACCATCATCATGGCAATGGCCATATGGTTTCCTATAAGCCAACACATATTAATCATCCAAGCAACATCTGGGCCCGTCAGTCCAAGGCTCATTACGATTGGCTGGCCGAATTAGCCTCAGGCCTTGGCCGTGAGTTCTTCAAACGTTACGGCAAGCACCACAAGTCACACGAAATCCTTGTGGCCGAATTGCAAGTTGCGCCGCCTGTATTGCAAAAAGCTAAATTTTCTTGGCAGCCTCCCCCATTAGCTATGCCCGACGAATACAAAACCAACGACCCCATCGAATCATACCAACATTTTTACGCCAGCAAACGTGACCGCATGGACATGGTTTACTACAAAGGCGTAGCAACACCGCCCTATTGGCTCCAACAAATTTGGAACTCCATGGACAAACAACAATTAAAGGCTGCATGATGTACAAACTAGTTAGAACTTTTCGTAAAAAGATGAACCTGGCTATGGCGGCAACGCCAACGCTTTTGCAATCAGCCGATGTCAGCTACTTCTCACGCTTTATGCTTGAAGAACTTAGTGAGTTCATGCGCGCCAATGAACGTGAATCCATTGTCGACGCCGCCGACGCCTTGGCTGACTTGGTCTACGTTGCTATGGGCTGTGCACACGCCATGGGTTTGCCTTTTGAGGAGATCTTTGAGGCCGTGCATCATGCAAACATGCAAAAGCAAATTGCTGACAATGAAAAGCATGTCATCAAACCAGAAGGTTGGCACCCACCCGAGCCGGCTATTGAAAAACTTATCAACACCGCCAAGGGGCTGTAACATGAACATCAAAGATCTTATCAATCAGTTTGTTGAAACCAAAGCTTTGAAAGAAAGCCTTAATGAACAAATCAAACAACTCAATGAAAAGCTTGCTCACATCGAGGCCGACCTCATGGAGCAAATGGCCGGTGCCGGCATTACGCAAGCGGCCTCGGACAAGGCATCCTGCACTATGCGTGAAGCCACTCATCCGGCCATCGAAGACTGGGATGTCTTCTATAAGTATGTTGCAAAGACAGGTCAGTTTGAACTTCTTCACAAGCGTTTATCCTCTGCTGCCTTTAAAGAACGGTGGGAAGCAGGGGAGTCAGTACCTGGGACGTCTTCAACGACGGTCTGGGAATTATCCGTTCGTCGCAAGTAACTCGTTAATTTTGAAAGGTTATCCTATGGCTAAAGTTCCTACAAACCCCTCTAATCAAATTGCTTTGTTTGAAGATCAAATGGCAGCAATGGCTTTAGAATCTGTCAAGGCTGAGCAATCAAGCCTTACCACTACGTTCCTGTCTACCAAGTCAGGCACACTTACATATCGAGGTGATCCGGTTGCAGGCAACAAGCTGCAAGTGGTTATTTTGGCCGGCCCAGTCGAAAGGCTTTACTACTCCAGCCGCTATGACCCCACAAAGATTGTTGGGCCTGATTGCTTTGCCATTGCTCAATCGGCTGTTGGCATGAGCCCAAGCCCAGCCTCGCCGCAGGCTCAGCACTCCACCTGCGAAGGCTGTCCTAAGAATGAATGGGGCAGCGCCAATAATGGTGGTAAAGGCAAAGCTTGCCGTGAAACGCGTCGATTGTTGATGATTCCTGCTGACTCAATCACATCGCCTGACTCCATTGCAGGGGCAGAGGTCGCCGCACTGCGTCCACCCGTTACCAGCCTGAAGAACTATGCTAACTATGTGCAAACTATTGCCAGCGTTATGCGCCGTCCTCCTCTTGGCGTGGTGACTGAGATCGCCGTTGTGCCTGACGCCAAGACACAATTCAAGGTTACCTTTACATCGGTCAAAACGGTTGACGATCAGACTGCCATTCAAGCCTTGGTTGCCCGTAGTAAAGATGAACTTGAAAAGGCTATTAATAGTGCTGGCGCTGTGAATGAAGAATCCGAGGAGCCCGCACCGGCTCCTACAACTCGTTATTGAGGACTAGGGGCTTCGGCCCCTTTTCATTATGAAACCAGTTTTTTTAGACTTTGAAACCGAAGGCATCGAGGCTCGGCCTAAGTACCCACCAAAGCCCGTGGGCTTGGCCGTCTTCGATCCTGAAGGCCAGTTTGAAGATGGCTACTTTGCCTTTGACCATCTTCATAACAACAATTCTACTTTTACATATGTCTATGACATGCTTAAAGAAGTCTGGGCTAGTGGGCGTAGCATTTGCTTTCATAACGCTTTGTTTGACTTGGACATCATTGAAACTTATTTCGATCGGCCAATCCCTAGCAATGCTAATTTGTACCATGATACGCTAATCTTGGCCTTCCTCAACGACCCGCACGTACAGTCATTGTCATTGAAAGACTTGGTCGTAACTTATGGCTTGGCTAATCCTGATGAGCGTGATGAGTTAAAAGAGTGGATTATTGCCAATGTGCCTGAGGCCAAGAAAAAGAAATCCACATGGGGCGCATACATCTGTCGAGGCCCCGTAGAATTAGTTGGCCGCTACGCCAAGGCTGACGTCCGTCTTACCGCTTTGCTTTATGATTATTTGGCAGAGAAGGTTTTGCCGGCTCAGCAAGAGCCTTATGTTCGTGAGATGGCTTTGATGCCAATGTTACTTGAAAACTCACGTCTAGGCGTAAGGGTTGATGTGCCGGGGCTTGAGCAAGCAAAGGCCCAAGCAGAAGTAGATATTGCATTATGCACCGAGTGGGTGAAGACATTACTTGGTTCTCCTGATTTGAATGTAGACAGTGGCCAACAGTTGGTCGAATGTATTTATCAATCAGAGCACTGGGACAAAAATAAAGCCTGGCCTACAACAGACAAGGGCCAATTACAAGCAACCAAAGAAGCATTTGAGGAGATGTTAACCAATGAATACCTTAGAGACGTTTTGCGCTACCGAGCCAATCTGTCAACCTGCCTATCAACGTTTATTGAGCCGTGGCTTCAATCCGGCCGAGATACGGGCCGTATCTACACCAACTGGAACAGTGTTCGTGGTGAACGAGGCGGCACGCGGACGGGTCGTCTCAGCAGTACTCCGAACTTCCAAAATGCACCTGTTAGATACCCCAAAGTCAACTTGCCAAGCGACTTAAAGGTTGCCCCTTTGCCTTTGATTCGTAGCTTTATTTTGCCTGATGAAGGCCATAAGCTGGTGGCGTGTGACTTTAACGCTCAGGAGCTGCGTATCTTTGCCCACTTTGAGGCCGGCAACTTAATGCGGCAATATCAACAGGATGCCAGAGCGGACCTGCACGCCTACGCAGCCAAGATGATGACCGAGGCCAGCGGCCGTGAGGTAAGTAGAACTTATAGTAAAGGCGTGTCATTTGCTATTTTGTATGGGGCTGGGCCTAGCAAAATTAGTGACATGCTTGAGATTGACTATGAACTGGCCAAGACACTGATGGATGCTTATACAACCGCAGTGGCGCCTGGACTTAAGGACATGCAATCTACTATGCGGACCCGCTATAAACTAAAGCAGCCCATCAAAACTTTAGGCAATCGTTTAGTTAAGATGGAGCCCCCAAAAGTTATACAAGGCCGCCTCCGTGAATTTGACTATAAAGGCGTCAATCTTTTAATTCAAGGCTCTGCCGCTGATCAGGCCAAGGCAGCCATGTTGTTGTATCAAAAGACTCGACAAGGCAGTAGGCTACTACTCAGTGTCCATGATGAGTTGGTTATCAGCGCGCCGATCGAGCACATCGAGCGTGAGGCCAATTGTCTTATGTCCGCAATGTGCAGCGCCTTGCAAATGGATGTGCCTATGATTAGTGATTACAAAGTCGGCGACACCTATCAGGAAACTAAATGAGCTACTCACATTCAAGCATCAAGTCATACGAAGAATGCCCCTTTAAATATCGGCTGACTCGTATTGAGCATAAGCATGAGCCTTCAGGCCCCGCGGCCGATCGTGGCAAAATGATCCACACAGAGTTTGAAAACTTGCTTAAAGGCATGCTTCAGCTTTACACGGCCGAGACTGAGTACTGGGAGCCCTTTGTCAATGAATTGGTGGCAAAGAACGCTATGTCTGAGCTTGAAATTGGCATTGACAAAGACTGGAAGCATGTACCTTTCTCTGACAAGAATGTCTGGGTCCGCGGTATCTTTGACATCTTTTACATTGAAGGCAACACCGCCTATGTTGGTGACTGGAAAACTGGCAAAGAACGTGATTACCTAGACCAGCTTAAATTGTACGCTAGCTTTATTTTTGCAGCCCATCCATTCATCAACGAGATTAGGCCTGAAATTTTGTTTGTCGATCTTAAAAAGCGTCAGCCTTATAAGCCTATCCCACGCTCGCAGTTTGATGAGCTTAAGGCGTGGGTCAATGGTCGTGTTAGCAAGATTGAAAATGATGACATCTTTGCCCCTAAGCCTAGTGGCAATTGCAGGTATTGCCATTTTCGTAAAAACAATGGTGGGCCTTGCCAATGGTAACTAAGTTGCTTGAACGTGACCTTGAGGCTCATTTTGCCAAGCAATGCAAGCAGCTAGGCCTTATGACTTTAAAGCTAAATGTAAGGTATCAACGCGGTTGGCCTGATAGACTTGTTGTGCTGCCATTAGGCAACATTTTATGGGTTGAGCTCAAAAGGCCTGGCGGTAAGCTCTCGCCTTTACAAGATAAAGTTATCAAGCAGCTTAAAAGCTGGCAGCAAGAAGTGTATGTGCTAGACTCTAAAGAAGGAATTGATCGTGTACTGGGAACCGCATGCGTATCAGATAGCGGCTTGTAAGTTCTTAATCGAACGCGGCTCGGCCAGTCTTTGGCTTGACCCCGGCTTAGGCAAAACTGCCATTGTTTTGTCAGCCTTTACAACACTGCAACAAAAAAGATTGGCCAAAAGAATGTTGGTCATTGCCCCGCTGAGGCCCGTGTATGGGGTTTGGCCTACCGAGGCGCAAAAGTGGGGGCAATTTAGCCATTACTCGGTCGGTGTCTTACATGGCGGCAAAAAAGAGCAAACACTTAAGAAGCTGCATGACATCTATGTCATCAACTTTGAAGGCATCGGCTGGCTGTCCAGCAAACTAAATGGCAAGCCTTGGCCTTTTGATGTGCTGGTTGTGGATGAGATCTCGTATCTTAAAAACACACAAACACAGCGCTTTAAAACTTTAAAGCCTCTGCTCAATAAGTTTGACAGGCGCTGGGGCCTCACAGGGTCCCCCGCACCCAATAGCCTATTGGATATATTTGGCCCACAATATATTATTGACCAGGGGGCCACGTTTGGGCCCTACATATCCCATTTCAGGACCACTTACTTCTACCCTTCAGGATACAACGGCTATGAGTGGAAACTGCAATCAGACGGAGAGAAAAGAATTCAAGAAAAGCTTGATGGTAAGGTGCTTCGGATGGCAGCTTTGGATCATCTTGACTTACCAGAACTTGCCTACAACGATATTATGGTCGAGCTTCCGGTCAAGGCGCGTGACACTTATAATGCTTTCGAGAAAGCTTTGACCATAGAGTTTGAGCAAGGGTCGGTTACTGCGGTCAACGCTGCCGTTGCCGTTATGAAATGTCAGCAAATAGCCAATGGTGGCTCTTATTTAGATGGAGATGAGCGTGCATTCACTTTCATTCATGATGTTAAGACTGAAGCGGTACAAGATCTTGTGGAGGAGCTATCTGGCAATCCTTGCATCATCGGATACCATTTTGCCCATGACCTCGCTAGGCTTCAGGCGGCTTTTCCAGCTGCGCCTGTTATTGGTTCTGGCGTCGTTGGCAATAAGCTTGATGCTATTATTACGGCTTGGAACGCCGGTGAAATACCGGTCCTTCTGGCGCACCCAATGTCAGCGGGTCACGGTCTCAATCTCCAAGGCGCGGGCCATGCTGTTATATGGTATTCGCTTACCTGGAGCTTAGAAATCTATGAACAGTTTATTCGCAGGCTTTGGCGTCAAGGCCAGCAAAACCGAATTATGGTCCACCACATCATTGCAAAGGACACCATTGATGAGGCCATAATAAAAGCCGTCCGCCGCAAAGACAAAACACAACAAAATTTGTTGAATGCTGTGCGTGACTACATTAAACGTGATACAATCACAGCTGTTGACGTTTGAAAGGAAATCATGAACAAACCTACCCGTAAACCCTTAATTATAGAAGCACCTAAAGTGATTGAACTATCTACTGCTCCGCGCAAGCACACCAAGAAATCTGCCATCATTACTGTGTTGGCCCAGACCAACCCTAAGCGTCAAGACAGCTTGGCCTATGAACGTTTTGAGTTGTATCAAACCGGCATGACAGTTGGCGAGTACGTTGAGGCCGGCGGACGATCAGGCGACATTAAGTATGATGTGCAAAATGGCTACATCGAACTGAGTGGCGATGAGGACAACGAAAGCGAAAGCGACGAAAGCGAAGAATGAACATACTCATAACCGGCGTTACCGAGACGCATATCAATAAACCTGATAGAGCTAGCTCAACCAAGTTTGTGTCTATCCCCGAGCTTATGGCCAAGGGTTATGGCCGTCTTGGCTACAACGTGGATCATCGCTATGTAAAGCTTGGCGAAGATCTTAGCATGTATGACGCCGTGTTTGTGTATGTTTATCCGCTGGATGGAAACGCCATTGCACCGGACAATGCCATATACGTGTTGGAGCAACGTCCTGATGCGTATATTTGTCTTGATGACTGGGCGTTTCAAAAGATATTGCCCACATGGAAAGATAAGATCGATCTGGATGCGCTTACAGACCGCACCTGGATTGCGCCGCTCTTTTCATGGGGCAATGTTTCTAAAATGAATTTACCTGTTGCAAACATTTTGCAATGGGACCCATCTTGCTTGTATGAAATGCCGCCTGTGTATAAGCAATCTTGGCAGCAACGCAAGCAAGCTTGGTATAACGCATCACTTTCAAGGGAAGCACATGAATGGGCCAGCTCTCAAAGCCTTAAGTGGCCTATACATTCAATTGGAGGTAAATCTCTCGGACAAGCACGAATACTGGAAAGTGATGTTGTTTGGCAATATGGGTCTTACTATGGAGTTTTATGTCCAACCTACACTCATGCAGGGTGTGGATGGTGGCGAGTTCGGTATTTGCACGCTGCAGCTGCCGGATGTGTCCTCGGTGGCAACCCACTTGAATTAGGCATGATTGCCCAGTCTTATAGCTACACACTAGACTTTTTGGAAAGCCTAGACCGCTATGAATTGGAAATGATTGCCATAGCGCAAAGCATGGACTTAAAAGTCGAGTCATTACATATGACATTAGAAAAGTTAGAGAGATTTGCAAATGATAATCATCCTGGAAGGTCCTGATGGGGCTGGCAAGACTACACTTGCCGAGACCCTTAGACAAAAGTTACAAGGCAACAAGCTGGTGCACATTGTTAAGCATGGCCCATATAGAGATTTGACATCCGAGCATCTGTGCAAAATTTATTTTAGGGGCATGACCCCTGCATTGACACACGATGACATAGTTATTATGGATAGGTCCTGGCTGTCTGAGCCTATTTATGGCAACGCGTACCGCGATGGCTTGAATCGTATTGACACACCAAGAAAGCGCATGCTTGAGCGTGTGGCCCTTTCCCGCGGCGCCGTTGTCATCAACTGCCTGCCTGACTTTGAAACCTGCCTAAAAACTTTTAAAAGCAGAATCAATGATGAGTACTTAGACACTCCTACGCAACTGCAAGATGTGTACGGTGACTATGAGCTTTTGGACCTACACACGGCCTTGCCAGTCATTCACTACAACTATCAAGAAGACAGTGTTGATGAATTGCTGGCCCATCTATCGCGGGCAACGATTGAAAATAAAGCCAGCGGTGGTGGTTGCTTTAATGAAGGCAACATGCTTATGCTGTGTGACCGCGGGCCTAGGGCCAATGTCAAAGACTCTGCCGTGGTTGTGCCTTTCATCAACTTCTTGGATAATGACGGCCCCAGCCGTATGCTGGCAGCGACCCTAGACAATGAAGGCGTAAGTGAATCCAAACTTTACTGGATCAACACTCAAACATACCAAGGGGTTCCATTGGACCCGGCCTTTTTAAAGGCGCTGCGACCCTCCAGAATCTTTGCGTTAGGCAATAACGCATATACATGGGCGCTTAATAACGGCATCAAAGTTACTAAGCTCCCTCCCCCGTTGCACCACATGCAGCACTACCCTGATGAACCTTACTTAATCACACATACTGACCATGGAAATTACGCAAATCAATTATGAAAAAGACCTTATCTGGCTTTACCGAGCCCTTGCAAAAGACGGCAAGTGGACAGCCCCAAGAGGTGAGCGTACTTTGGAGATCGAGAATTTTACTTATTCTCTTGCTCCTTATGTCCGTTTTAATTCTTTCGCCGGCCGCAACTTCAATCTTTCCTATCTTAAGCGGGAAATGGCTTGGTATATCCATGCTGACCCTAACGATTTGTCTATTACTGACCATGCGAAGCAGTGGGGGAAGATTGTCGCAAATGGAAAGCTTAATAGCAATTATGGTAGCTATTGGTTTGGCCGTCACGGGGTCAAACATATTGTCAAACTATTAAGCGATGACCCTATGAGCCGTCGGGCTGTCATACCAATGTATGGCACTGACGCTGATCATATGGACCTTGACGCCAAGGATGTTCCGTGCACACTGGCGATTGAATTTAGACTGCGTGGTGGTTACCTTAATGCTCGTGCCATTATGAGGTCTCAGGACATTCTATGGGGCATGGCCAATGACATACCAACATTCAGTTTCCTGCAGGAAA